GTAGATCACCAAAACGTAGATCACCAAAACGTAGATCACCAAAACGTAGATCACCTAAACGTAGATCACCTAAACGTAGATCACCTAAACGTAGTTCATCAATTTTCCATTCTTCACGTTATCGTAATTCACGTCAACTAACATTGCACGAAAAATGGAAAATTGATGAAGATATCAGAAATGCACGAAAAAGGTATAAAAAAAATTGAATTTTTAAGACAACTTTCTAAGTTAAAATTAGATTAACGAAACATGACATCTCAAATCGAAGTTCACTCAGACGCTCGTCAAGGATACACAATCGTCAAGCCGCGTCTTTTCTTTGGAGACGCTGAATTCGAGTATACAGAAGATACAGGGACACAATTTGAAGTTGTTCACAACGGCCGAACGCTCTTGGTGTCTTCTGTGTGTGATGGGCACGCAGGGTATATGACTTCCTACTCTGTCACGTCTATGATGGAGCGCTTGTTTTTGCAAGCACTGCAAGAAACCGACGGCGAGCTTGAAGCAACACTTCGGCTGCTGTTTGAAAAAATAGCAGCCGAAGTATTTACGATCAAGTCTCGGCTTGGTCGTAGTGGAACGACGTGCAACGTGACAGTTATTGACACTCAAAACGAACAGGTCGTTGTTGCAAGTCTTGGCGACAGTCCCACACTGTTGTACAGCAAAAATAATGGTAGATACGAGTTGGAATGGAAGTCGCTTGATCAAGACTGTGCAGACGATGCAGAGATACAACGCATGATACAAGTACACAAAAACAACGGCGACACAACGGCGACTCGGGAATCGGTAGTTTTTGAAATTGTAGTAGCAGGTCATCGGAGTGGTGTCTTTCGTAATCGAAAGACAGAGTGCATGCTTCACGCAAGCTTTGGTGATTTTTATAACAACTATTATCCGAGTATGGTTAACACTGTACCAAGGATCTACACTCGTCCTTGGACTCAAGGTCAAGTGTTGATCCAATGCAGCGACGGGCTGATGGAGTGGCTTAATTTTCAAAAAATTGGAATTCAACCACGAGCCGAGTTTAGGGTAGAAGAAATTGCTAGACATTTGGACGTCTGCGAAAATGCAGAAAACATAGCTCATTCTCTGCACGAGATGCAGATTGAGTCGATGTTTACTAGCAAAGTTGAGGTACATCCTGAACGAGCAGACTCATCTCGAGAATGGGTCAGGACAAACTTTGACAACCACATTACAAACGTCTTTATGTGGAGACGTGCGGAAAAGAATAACTAGTGTTTGGTTGGCACAGTTGTTGATAAGTTCTTTTGTTGACAAGTTAATAAGTAGTTAATAAGTTTGTTTGTTGCAGGTAACGTGCGGAAAAGAATAACTAGTGTTTGGTTGGCACAGTTGTTGATAAGTTCTTTTGTTGACAAGTTAATAAGTAGTTAATAAGTTTGTTTGTTGCAGGTAACGTGAACAAAAACGACACCAACAAGGTGTCGTTTTTATCAATAAATAAATAAAATTTAATTAAATTTACTAAAGTTAAAATGGAAGATGAAGAGGTTAAAGAATTCATAAATTTACCAAACGAAGTTATAACTGAAATATTACAACGAGTCTTAAAAGATGAAGGTGGTATTGAAAAATTTGACCAGCTTTTTAATATAGGAAACTTTAATTTAATAAATTGTTTGTTTGCTGCACAAAATACAAAAAGCCTATGTCTGGTGAATACTCGTTTGTGGCTAAATATTATCTATTCAATGGGGTATAATGGAATTACTTTTCAGGATGAAAAGAGAACGTTTAAATGGGATGACTCAATTATTGAGTACCAAAGAAATGTAATTAATAATTGTTTATACACAAGTCGAGTTCATGATTTGATTGATTATGCATATCCGAGCGATGAAACAAAAGGAGATACGTTGGCTATATTTTTGTTAAAAAAGCTAGTACTTCGAACAGAAGATCCTTATGAAATTGCTTTTCTTTCAGGACAACAACCACATAAAGATCGAATAAAATTTGATTTTACTATTAATGATAGAACTCTAATTAATAGTTTTTGTGGTTATTTTGATGACCGTCTTCAAGGAAAAGGTCCATCAATTAAATATTGGGATGTAAGGGGTATAACATCGATGAGAGGTTTATTTAATATAATAAAAGTAGTAGACCGTGTAACTATTATAGACCTTACATATTGGGACGTTTCTAATGTGATTAATATGAATAGTATGTTTTCTTGTAATAATCCATTATTTTTTTTTACAGGTCTTACAAATTGGAATACTTGCAGAGTTACAAATATGGATTATATGTTTTATCTAAATAAAACATTTAACTCTGATATTTCAAATTGGGATGTTTCTAAAGTTAAAAGTATGGAAAATATGTTTCAAGATGCAATAGTTTTTAATCAAGATATTGGAAATTGGGACACTAGCAGCGTTACAAATATGTATAATATGTTTTATGGTGCTGTGTCTTTTAATCAAGATATTGGAAGATGGAACACTCGCAGAGTTGAAGATATGCATCAAATGTTTTTTAATGCAAGAGCTTTTAATCAAGATATTGGAAAATGGAACACTAGCAGCGTTACAAATATGTATGGTATGTTTTCTGGCGCTGTGTCTTTTAATAAAGACATTAGAAAATGGAAAACTAGTAGAGTTAAAGATATGCATGAGATGTTTTTGAATGCAAGAGCTTTTAATCAAGATATTAAAAAATGGAACATAAGTAGCGTTATATATATGTATAATATGTTTTCTGGTGCTGTGTCTTTTAATAAAACGCTAGCTTGGGACACAAAAAACGTTATAAATAAGAATGGTATGTTTAATGATTCAAATGGCAGACTTATACTATAAGTCTAATAATCTTTCTAATTAAAATGCAACAAATATATCAAGATTAGTAAATCTTGATATTAAAAATAAGTGATCATTTTTTTCATTTAAACGACAAAAAAGACGATTCTTAGTTCATATAATCTGCTTAGTTAATTTTAGTCTCTAGAAAGAATTGTTTTAAAAGCACTAATCATATTTTCACTAGACATATCAGCAACAATATTTTTCATAAATTCGCTTTCATCTGAGTGTAGAAATCTTGCGCGCTACCAACAGCTCAAATTCACTACCATCACCTATCGATATGTGTCCGTAATTTAGATTTTTCTAGATTTAAAAAAGCGGTCGACTATTTGGAATTTGAATTCGGCAGAATCAATCGTTTCAACAAGAAAATGTCCGTTTTGATTAACACTAACAAAAATATCTGAACTTTCCTTTTATAAATATAGTATAAATTAATCTTAACAAAAAGTTTATTGAGTATTAGTTTCAAGTTTTATTAGCAACTTTTCCAACTTTGTGTTGATATCACGAATTTGCACTTCAATTCCTTGTATCTTGTTATAGAGTACTACATTTGAGTTCATTTCATTGGAGTTCATTTCATTGGAGTTCATTTCGTTTGAGACAATTTCAATGCAACCACTTACACATTCTGCACATATTGTATTATTAGCAGTTATTATGAAAGCACGTATCAAATCATCTAATTCTTCTAATAACCATTCTTCTTTATCCGAATTATAAATATTCAATACAATATCATTATCGTTCAAATATACCAGATGTTGTCTAAATCTTATTTGTTTATGTATGAGATTGTTACAACCTCCAATACCACCTTCACATCTGAGTAGATATGGAATATTTTTAACAGAATTAATTCTACAATTGAATAACCATTTTATTACTATTTCTTTATTATTACCACTTTCACATATATTCTTAAAATTTATCCAGTTATTTATATATTTTTGAGAAGCATCGTTATCTATCTTAAATCTTAAAGATATTGTGTGTGTATTAGTATTACAATTAATTGGCATTTATTATTAATTATAACACATTATTTAAATCAATTCTAATTAGTGTATTCTAAACAAGTTTAAAATACTATTTCTTCTTATTTAAAAATAAATCTTAAAAAGTAAAGTTAATGTTTGAACAAAATAATAAAGGAAAAATAAAGTGTATTTTTTGTAAAAAAAATTTCAATCAACAAGAGTTACTACTCGAGTATCAGACACATTGTAAAGACTGCATCTCATATGCAATTAAAAAATATAGTGTTTAACTAAATTATTTCACTAATTTTTACTTATTTTAAGTAAAAATTTTATACCATTTCTTTGAAAATAATGCGTAGTCTATGTTTCGTATTTCTTTGAAATTTTATTTCTAAGTATTGTTGTTGTTTAAGAAAGTACACTTAATATCTCTTTTAGATTTAATATTGTTTATATTTATTAATCGTATTATCTAAGAGATGAAAGGTTTCAACACCATTTTTTGAAAAAGTAAGAAGCGGGTCGCGTGATTTACCGATTAAGGCTTTATTTGTTAGAGTTCCTAATTCTACAAGTAGATTAGTTTTATTATTTTTACATTCTATCTTCATTCCGTTTTCTAAGTTTTCATAGTATAAAGATTTGAATTCTTCATCAAGTTTCGGAGCATATGTACTACTAGAATCCCATTTAAGTGGGTCCGACGCTCTATAAGAATGTGCAAGAGACCGCTGAGGAGACCGATGAGGAGAATCATGAACAGACCGCTGAGGAGATCTTCGAAGAGAATCAAGAGACCGATGAGGAGACCGATGAGGAGAATCATGAACAGACCGGTGAGGAGACCTTCGAAGAGAATCAAGAGACCGATGAGGAGAATCATTAACAGACCGATGAGGAGACCTTCGAGGAGAATCAAGAAGAGACCGGTGAGGAGACCTTTGAGGGGAATCAAGAGACCGTTGAGAAGACCTGTGAGGAGAATCATAAGGATACAGGTGAGGAGACCTTTGAGGAGACCTTTGAGGAGACCGGTATTGATACATTTTATATATATAAATATATTTTTTATTTAAAATTATCATACAAATAAAAAGACACATACGTAGATTAAGTTTGACAGCTCGTTTTTCTACATATTGTCTGACTTCATGCCACTAAAAGGAAATGTGCGACAGAGATAAGTGATTCGTTTGTTAAGAAACGACTCCTTGTCGTCGAGTGCCTGTTACATGTGCACACCAAGCTGATCACTTACTTTCACTTATCTTTTATTTTACAAATTATCTTGTAGTCAACGATGTCTTCTTCACAATCAGAGTGTTGTTATTACCACTGCACTGAGTAGTCTCGGTGATGTTGGAATGAAGCAGCCCCATAGAGGGCGAATGCTAGGTTGAGGACAACGACTTTTAGTCAGCTGATTTGCAAAGCTTAGGTGGAACGTATCGTAGGTCGAGTAGCCCATCTGAGCCATTGTAAATGAGTTCATTGTTTCTGTTTTCTCTCTTTTTTATTTCTTTGAAGTTCAAGAATATTTTTCTCATTTTCTAATATTTCAACAAGAGACTTTACAATTTGTCTTTGTTCAGAAAGAGTCTTTTTCTGATCACGACATGATGAATTCCATAGACACTTACTTGTTCTATCAGACATAGTTATTTATTATAACAGATAACTATTTATAAATTTTGTCTACTGTAAGATTAGTCTAATATGTCGTATAGTTAATATTGATATTTCTCTAGTGTTTTTGCCCAAGTAGTACTTGAATAATTTATATAAAATGTATATTATATTTCTTAATAAGATATTTAATTTAAAATATAATTAATTATTAATTATATTATATTATTGTAAAGATGCTTAATTTAAGACATATAACGCAAAATAGATTTTCTAGATCACCACAACGTCAGGCACATAACACTTTGGAAAATCACGAACGGCCACCTCCAATAGGTTGGGAAAGACGTATTAGCAATACTGTTGATCCAGGTGAAGTATACTACACTAATGGAATACGAAGTCAATGGAATTTTCCAAATCAGGAAGAAGATCCAATTTTTGTTATAGCGGAAGCTGAACGTCGAGAACGTAATGAACGTCTTGAAGAACTTAATCGTCAAGCTCGTATTCATCCTGAAGAAAGAGCAGACATAAATTTTATTGCGTTAGAAGCCGAACGTCAAGCTCGTTTAGAACGTACACAAGCTGAACATCAAGCTCTTTTAGAACGTGCAGAAGCTGAACGTCAAGATCGTATTCAACTTGAACAAGCTCGTTTAGAACGTGAGGAAGCTGCTTTTTTTAGAACGTCAAGAACGTATACGAGAAGACCGTGAGAAGTTACGACTGGTTAATAGGTTTATTCAAGATAGTAGAGAGAATCGAATTCTAAATAATCAAAAACCTCTTTTTAGAAACCAAGATGGGGTTGTTGGTTTCATTGATAATGGTGAATTTGTACGATCCAACGGTTATAACTAAAAATAAGTATTTACTTTCAAATAAAGTGTTACATTTTATTTAGGTAAAATATAGTCTACACATAACCAATATATAAATAAATATTTATATATTATAAATAAATGGGGTAATTGAAAACAATTTAGGATTCAAAAAAAAAGTATTAAGTCTTTGACAGTCTTTGACTGTCTTCGTGTGTTGACCTCCTACAACTCGGTCGCCGAGTCGCTCCACGCCTTCTGCTCCTCCTTGGACAGCTCTTTCCACAAGCGAGCTAGCTCACGAGTGATGTCGTGTGCCTTCATCTCGGGGTTGTCAATCTTGACCCCTTCGCGGTTGTGACTGCAGAAGTAAGAGTAGCCTGTCTTCTTCTTGGGCGACTCCTTATTACTGTCAGTCTTCTTCTTCGCTTGCTTCTTGGGCTTCTGCTCGTCGTCGGTCTCGACATCATCGACCTTCTTCGCTTGCTTCTTGAGCTTTTCTTTGACGGGCTCGACTGGCTCTGCTGACTTGCTGTTCTCCTTCTCGTCCTCGTAGCGAGCCTTGTCGTCGGCTGCCATCTTGGTGTATTTTGCTAGCTCGTCGGATCGTTCGTCGTCATCCTTGAGCTCCTTCCACCTCTTGCCGAGCTCTGCCATGATCGACGACTTGCCCTCCTCACCAAGATCCTCCTTCACTTGAGGACGCATGGCAGCGCAGAAGAAGATGTACGCCGACTTGCCTTTCTTTGGTGCGTTGGGGTCTTTGTCGCTTGTCTTTCTTACCTTCTTGGCTGGCACGATGGCAGCGAGCTCTTCGTCCGAAGGAGCGACATAATCCTCCATCGCTTCGTTGTAGCGAGCTTTGTCTTCGGCCGCCTCGGCCTCAAGAGAGGCAAGAAGCTTCTTGTCGGCCTTCTTGTCGCTCTCCTTGAGAGCGTTCCACATCTTCCCAAGCTCGGAAGTCACCTCGGTCGCCTTGGCTCCGTTGCCGAGGTTGACCTTGGCTTCATCCCTTTTCTTGGCGCAGAAGAAGATGTAGGCCGACTTGCCCCGTTTGGGCTTGTTCGGGTCCTTGATCTTGTCACTGCTGCGCTTGGTTGACTTGATTGCGACGATGTTGAAGGCCTCGATGTTCTCCTGTGAGTTCCATGCATCAACCAGCTCCTCCGACCCGTTGTCAGAGAGGAACTTGGCGACGAAGTTGGCGATAGCAGACTGAGTAAATGACTTCATTGTTTCTGCTTTCTCTCT